CTAATAATTCATCACCACCAACTCTCCGCGCTTGCCTCTGCTTTCAGCTTGCCTGCCCACCGAATACGCCAGCTCCAATTCCACCACCTTAAATTCAGCAAATAAAGCACGAATATCAGGGTGGTCGTTGATGCTTAACATCATTTTGCCCTGCATACTGCGCATGGCTTGGGCAAGCTGTTCGTATTCTGACCAATCAAACCCGCGCCCATAGTCTGCGGTTTGCCAGTAAGGCGGGTCGGCGTAGAAAAAGGTGTGCGGGCGGTCGTAACGTTTCAAGCAGCTTTGCCATGTTTCGTTTTCCACAAACACTCCGCCGAGCCGTTGCTGCGCGGTGTGCAATTTTTGTGCCACGGTGGCGGCATTCCATGCTTTGCTGGTGGTGGCTGTGCCATAGTGTCGTCCAAATGGTTTTTTACCAAATGTATTGTATTGCAGATAAAAGAAACGCGCCGCGCGTTGAATGTCGGTTAAGGTATCGGGCGGCGTGGCTTGCAGTTGGACAAAGATTTGGCGGCTGCTCAATTGCCATTCAAATTGGCGCACAAACTCGTCAAAATGATGCTGCACCACGCGGTAAAGATTCACCAAATCGCCGTTGATGTCATTCAACACTTCGCAGCGGGCGGGTTTTTCGCGCAGAAAAAACAAAGCTGCCCCGCCTGCAAACAGCTCCACATAACAACTATGCTCGGGAAATAACGGCAGCAAATGCTTGGCTAAACGGCGTTTGCCGCCCATCCACGCGATAATGGGCATGGGTTTAGTATCTGTCTGTCTGTCTGTCTGTAAAAATTGTTGCACGCTGTTTTTCCTTGTCAAACGGTTTTTCTAAATTTTGTTGCATAAATTGCCTTTCTCGTTGCTCAAATTTCCTGATGTCAGGACTTTTCTTTTGTTGTTTCAGGCTGCCTGAAATAAATCCGCCAACGCCTGCGGGCTATACTTTTCAGGCTGCCCCAGCCCCAACGCTTTGGCGCACCACTCCGAGCAAAACCATCTCTGCGCAACCTGCCGTACGGGCAACACCACGCCCAACGCGCCGATATAGTCATATTTCGCCCCTTGCGTGGCTTGATACAGCGCCCACACTTTTTCATGCGCCTCCGCATCGCGGATGGGGATTAAATCCCATTTGTCGGCAGGCAGCAGCATGGTTTTGCTGCGCACGCCGCCGTCGCGCAGGCTGGCGGAATAGCAGTGATAGTCATCGGTAAAACCATGCTTAACGGCAATCTCGCAGTGGCTGTACTGCCCGCGCGTGGCGATCCGCACCGCCCAATCCATCAACCGCTGCCACAACTCGCGCGGCGATGTGCCGCGTTTGCGCCCTTTGTAGAGCGCCAAATAAACCCGCGTCATCGCCTAACCTCCCATTTCAGGCAGCCTGAAAGTCAGCTCAATCGCCGCTAAATCATCCAACGTTTTTGCCTGCTCAATCAGCACTTGCAACGCCTGCCGTTGCCCCGCCACGCCCGCCGCCAGCGTCTCATACTGCTGCGTTTTGCGCAGCGCGGCACGAATCAGCGTGATGCGGTCAATGCCGCGATGCTGGGCGATGCCATCCAACACAGGGGTCGGCGCGTTGTCATCCTCTGCCCATGCTCGCGCTTCCGCGCCCTGCATCGCCCACGTTTCCTGCTCAAAGGCGGGGACAATATCGGTTTTGGCGTACTTATCCACAAACGCCTGCGCTGCGTTGGCAAGTTCCGCCAGTTTCGCATTTTGGGCAGCCTGAAACGCCGCTTGAACCGCTTGGGCTTGCTTGGCTTTGTCCACCACCCAAGCCTTGCCGTTCCATGTATGCGCAGGTGATGGGCGGGGAATAATGGATAAATCCGCGCCAATGTGCGCCCCCGTGTTGAGCGCATCCAGCAACGCCTGATGCTGTTGCGCATCAATTGCCTGCGCGTCCTCGGGTATCTGCGCCGCGCTGTGAATTTGGTCATCAAAAAACGCCTGCGCGCTGTGCGAGTAATAAATCATGGTTAATCTCCCGTAAAAACATCAATGTCCGATGGCAAACCAAAACAATTCCTGCTCGCCAAACGTGCCGTTTTCGGAAAAGCCAACATGGATGGAGCTGTTTTCCAGCCAAGCCACATGCGCCGATGCCACGTTATTGCCCTGCACAGCGCCGCCGATGGAAATAGTCGCCTGCGCGTTAAGGTTGGCGTTGGGAAATGAGATGGGCATCCATACCCTGTAAAAGCCGTCGCCCTGCACCCTTAATCTGCCCCATTGCAATATCAGCCCGCCCGGCAAACGCTGATAGCCGTTTTGCCCGAACGAATTGCTAGCAAAATGCCCGTCAAACACAAAATCGCCCAAGTCGGTGCTGTCCACCGTGGCTTTGAGCCGGTTACCGCTCCACCCGATTTTGACTTGGTTGCCCGCGTTTTGCCCGATGCCCGCACCGCTGCGCACAAAGCCCTCGTGCAGCCAGCCGTAAGCATTGGTCCACACGGCATGGTTGTACACGCTCAATCCGCTTATCCTGCGGTCGGCGTTGGTCGCACCGGGTGGCGTAACCGAAAAGCGCAGGCTGTATTGCCCGTTGCCGTCGGAAACCACCTGTATGCCCCCGCGCGGAATGTCGCGCACATAAGCGTCAAAAAAGACGTTTTTGCCCTCGGCAGGCTGGTTGGCGATAAAGCCCACCCAGTCGTTGGCGTACTGGACTTTAATCGGCGCGCCCGAGCTAAGCCCCTGTGCGAAATCTTTATAGCCCGTGATGGTTTGATTGGTAGATAAAGTAACGCCGCTGTTGCCGTCCAGCTTGCTCTCGGCAAGCACCTTGCCCTGCGCGGCGGATAAAGCGGCGGTGGTATCATTGCTGTTGAGCGCGTCGATGAGCCTAACCACGCCTGCCAGCGTGTCGGTGGCGCGCTCAATTTTATGGGTATGCCCTGTTGCGCCATTGGCCGTTTGGTTTTCGGTATCGCCCGACAGCGTGGCGGGGTTGGTGGCATCGTTTGTCAGTTTTTTAAGCGCGTTGAGCATTTGGTTGCGCTGCGCCTTATCGGGGGTCAAGCCGCCCGCGCGCACCACCTCCAATATTTCCGCCTGCACTTGGTTGAGCCACCAAGCGGGCAGAATGGTGCCCAACTCGGTCGTGCCGTTGCCGTCATGAAATTCGTTGTCTTGGGTCTCAATTGCTAACATGCTTATCCAATCCTTTGTTTTATAAAATTTAATTAACCTGTATAGGTAAAACGCACGAAACTGTGCGCGGGCTTTAAATCCTCAAACACGCGCTCGATGACGTTGTCGCTAAAACTGCTCAACCGCTCGCCCGCGCAGCTCGCCCCCGCGCAAAACCGCCACACCGTCTGCGTGCTCGCCGCCACATTGACCACCCATACCCACATAATCTCTTCGGGAGCAAGCCGTTCGCCCGCTCGGTTGATGCCCACGCGAAACGGCTGCGGCTCGTCAATCGTAATCGTGTAGCCCGCGCTTTGCGCCAGCTGGATAAAATAGGGAATGCTCAACCCGCCTACCGCGTTGATTTTGAGCAACACCGCCGATAGCCGCGCCGCATAAGGCTTGCCTGCATTGGTTGTCTCCAAGCCCAACACCCGCTCCCAATCCGCCAGCAACGCGCCCGATGTGTCGGGCAAACACGCCCCTACCACCGCTCCCGCGCTGCGTGCCACCCCATCCAACACCTGCGCATCAATCTGCGCCTGCTGTCGCACCCGCGCCCCACCCCGCGCATAAGACACAGGCGGCAGCAAGCCCAGCAACACTTCCTGATAATTCATGCCATCCGCTCCATGTTCAGGCTGCCCAATTTAAACCATTCAATCTTGTTCACCGTGTCGGCGGTCAAATTGGCACGCGGTGCCAGCAACACCCTATCCACCACCCCCGCAGCATTGCTGATTACCGCTTCCAATTGCGACACCACCACGTCGTCGGCGGGTATCAGCGCGTCAAAATAAGCGTCCAAGGCAGCCTGAATTTCGCGCTGCGCCGCCGCCCAATCCGCGCCAGCTAGCTTAACCCGCACGCGCACATCCACCCGCGTAATATCAGGCGCAAGCACGCGCACATTTTTGGCGGTAACAGGGCGCACCGCATCAATATAGTTTTGCACCGCCGCCAAGGTTTCCGCGCTGGGCAATTGATTGGCTGATGTAATCGCCACATCCACCGTGCCCAAGCCGCGCCGCAGCGGGTAAACATAGGCGCTGGATACGCCATCCACACTTAACGCCCAGTTTTTATAATCGTGCCGATTACCACCTGCGGGCGGACGGCGGATGCGCTCCAACAAGCGCGACAACAGCGAAGCATCGTTTTCCACATCCGTGCCGCCTGTCGCCGATAGCATCACATCGCTGCTGATGCCCGCGCTGGCTGCCATCAATTGCCCTGCGGTGGTGTCGCAATTGCCCTGCTCGCCCGCCTCTGCCGCCGCAATCGGCACACGCGCGCTTAAATCGCTGCCAATAGTCGCCTCGGCGGTGGTGGCGTAAAAACGGTTGCCCAGCTTAATCTGCGCCCCCGCTGCCAATACCGCGCCCGCTGTGCCCGCCAGTGTTGCCGTGCCGCCTGCGCGGGTTGCCGCACGGCGCGTAATCCCGCGCAATGCCGCGTGTCGCTCCAAATAATCGGTGTCTGCTGTGTCGGGGAAGATTTGCCGCGTTATCCACGTTTGATGCGCGTATTGCCCCGCCGCGCAAGAAGCCAAGCGCGAAGCGTGCACATAATGGTCGCTATCGGCGCTGATGTCGGCATCGGGTATCAGCGATTGCGTGTCGCGCAAAATCGCCGCGCGAATGGTGTCAAAATCAGGGGGTGTAAACATGGGTTTAAAATCTTTTTAAAAACGGTTAAACAGGCGTTTTCAGGCTGCCCTACACAATCGGCACACGGTGGTTATAATCAAAGCCGCCTTGTGCCGTCTCCACGCGGATGCGCAGCAGCAACCAGCCATTGTGCGGCTGCGTGGCGGATACGCTGATTTGCCGCGCTCGCCCATCGTCCACAATCGGCTGCAAGGCTTCCATTGCATACTGCTCTGCCAACAAGGCAACACGCGCCACATCTTTTTCGCGCTGCAAAAGATGCAGCAGCGAGCCGATGCTTTTATCCGCCCACCATGTACCCAGCGGCGTGCGCAGGCGGATATACACCGCATTTTGCAGGTGCTTGATGGTGCGCCCTGTGTAATTGCCCGTTATCGGGTTCAATTCTTTATCCAT